CTCTTTAATCTCAGCGGACAGTTCTTTCACCTTCAGCAGCAGTGCTGTGACCACTTCGTTGACTGACAGGCTCTCAACGTCAGCGCCTGCTGTAGCGACGCCTTCTTCGTCAAGCACGGGCATGGTTGCTGTCTCTGCACGTTCCAGCACGTCCCGAGTGTCAATGCCGTCAGCGACGTTGAACCTTGAAACACCTATGCCGTTGACTAAAAGGTCGCCCGTTATGTTCACCTTTCCTCGCTTGCTTGCGTTGGAGTCGTTGTTGCCGTGAATCTCAACAGCAGCGCCGCTGGCTCCGTCGCCAATTATCATAAACTCACGGTTCGCTGAGGGTGTGTTGTAAATGCGCCCGCCAGCCCACTGACCGTTAAACGTCAAAAACCTGCCGCTGCCGACTGACACTGCCCCGTCAACCTGTAGGTCGCCTGAAACACCCACTACGCCAGAAGCAGCACGGTAAAAGCCTGTGTTGGGTTCATCGCTGAATGAGTAGCAGGGCCACGACGCAGTGCCGTAGACAGATGCCCGATGGTATTGACCTTCAAGGTAGTCGCCTTGAGCGTAAACGCTGCCGCCAACTATCAGGTCGCCCGTGACCGTGCCACCCGACAACGGCAAATAATCGTGATCGTGCGGGCCGCTACTATCAGCAGCATCCTCCAACCCGTCATACAACAACTGCCCTACAGCCCAACCCTCGGGCGGGCTGTCAGGGTCGCCAGTCAACACATGTTCACCATCAAACGAACCACCACCACCGCCGCCGCCGCTGACTTCAACCAGAGTGCCGTCTTCTTGTTTCAGCCACAATGCCATGTCAGTTACCTTCCAACTCTTCGATGCGCGCCGACAGTTCTTTAATCTTCGCGAGCATCGCAGTGACGACCTCGTTGACCGTCAAAACATCAACGTCTGCGTCCGTCGTCGCCACGCCCTCGTCATCGGGCGCTGGCATAGTCGCCGTCTCCGCACGCTCCAACACGTCCTGAGTGTCGATGCCGTCAGCGATACCGAACACGGACTGCCCGTTAATCTTCCCGTCCACCTGTAGGTCGCCGTAAGCCCTTGTTAGACCATTATGGACAGAGAATCGGATAGGTGGAGCGGCGTCGTTAACGCTCATCGTCCCCGCCGTCCTAATGTAGAAAATCCCATCAGGGCGCAACTCAATAGTTGTTGCGCCCGCTTGACCGTTCAGCCCTAGCGGGGTCCAACCGCCCGCGATGTTGCGGTAACCGTTGGAACTCATTGCCGTGGCATACGATCCTTGCGTACCGCCGACCATGCCGTAATCGGTGAACACGGTGCCAGAGTCAACACCCCAAGCGTCAGCAGGGGCGTTGATCTTCAGATCAGAGTTGCCGTCAACCTGTAGGTCGCCCAAAAGCTTTGTGCTCAGGTCATTGTAAAAACCTGCAACCTCTTGACTGCCTGCAAAGATTGACGCACGTCTGTCAGCAACGCCAATCCCGTAAGTGCCGCCTACACCGTCGTAAACTTTGACCTGCTGCCCGTCAACAGACGACTGCCCGAAGTTGATTTCTTTGGCTGGCCCAACGTCAATCTTACCGCTAACCGTCAGGTCGCCCGTCAACGTGCCGCCCGTTAATGGTAGATAGTCGTGATCGTGTACGAACTCGTCGTGATCGTGCTCAACAGGTGCGTACTCAGCATGATCGTGCGGGCCACCATCACCCGAACCGCCCGAACTGCCCTCAACACCATCCCACAACAACTGGCCCACATCAAGACCATCAGGCGGCGCAGCAGGGTCGCCCGTCAACACATGCTCGCCATCGAACGTGCCGTCAGCACCGTCTTGACCGTCAGCACCGTCTTGGCCCGGCGCACCATCAGCACCATCCTCGCCCGCTGGTCCTTGTGGACCTTGCGGCCCCTGCGGGCCTTGTCCACCACCGTCGCCGCCACCGCCCGAACCTTCGACCCATCCGGCGTCTTTGCGGACGTACTCCAAACCGTCGATCGGTGCTTCCTCGACGGGGCCAGCCGGGCCAGCCGGGCCAGCCGGACCTTGCGGGCCAGCCGCACCTTTTGGACCTTGTTCGCCTTGCGCCCCGTCAACTTTCGCAATCGAGAACCACGAATCCGAGTGCTTTTGGAAGTACGGACTGGTGCTTCCGACAATGCAACATCGAGTCGAGATTCTGTCGCCCGCCGACAAGAACTGCTGCGCTGACGATCCTTGGCGAACGAGGTTGCCTCCCCAGTAGAACCGGTCGTCGGACAACACCGCCGACGCCGTTTCGTTGTAGATTCTCAGTTGCATGATGGCAGTCGCAGCGGCAGGCCATGCCGTGCCTTCCCAGGTGTAAACCTGGAACCCGATGTCGTACATCCCGTCCGAAGGAACAACGAACTCGATGGCGTCGCCTGAGCCGTCGTAGGTGACGGTGATGCCACCCGACACGACTTCGGTTTCACCCCACCCGATTGGAGTGGCCCCGTCGAAGGTCCACAACAGGCCGGAGGCGTTGGAGCGGACCACGGCGTAATCGTGGTCTGCGCCACCGCTACCGCCACCGCTATCAACAGCTAACTCAGAAAGATAGTCCTCAAGTTGACGATCTCGGTCCTCAACAGACTGGACAAGACGATGCCCTTTTTTTTGCTCTAACTCAAGACCACGGATCCGATACTCAAAAGGAAGACTCACATGCGCCTCGTTGTCACTTCGCAAGCAACGTTGATCTCACGGATCGCGATGCCCTTCATGATCGGAATTTCAATTTGAAACCCGAGCGCGGTTCCTTCCGCACCAAAGTTGAACGAGATCGAATCGTCGCTGCCATCCAAAGCTGCACGCTCAGAAGGCTCAGTCCACAGTTGAGACTCAGTGTTCAACGTTCCTGCGTGCCAACGGGCCAACGGCCGCACTCGAACATGCAACTCATTCAACGTCCCAGCAACACCAGACGGCCACTTACGGAACAAGACTTGCACGTTACGGACCATGACCTGACGGCCTTGCGCGTCGTACCAAGCCGGCGTTGCCATCGCACCCGACACAAGCTCACTGGGGGAAGACCACTCATCTATCGGTGAAGCCCAATCGTCATCGACGTGTGCAGGTCGTTCAAGATCATGTTGCAACGAAACGATCTGAACAGGGTCGCCAACGTTGTCGTTACGGATAGCACCAAAGACCACACCGCCAGGAAGCTGGTAGGCGTGCCGAACATCGGATGGCGCAAGACCGGAAAGCTGAACTGGTAGCTCATGGACAGTCCACTCGCGTTCACGGTTGATCAGCATGGTGTCATCGAGCAGCGAATCTTCTGCCTGCCCTAACATGATGATGCGTTTGCCTGTTGGTGTAGCGACCACCATGTCAAGCGGGTAGGTCGTGTTGTATCGGCTGATCCGATAGTTCTCGTCTAGCCAGACAGTCGATCCGTTAAACCAGTGCGGCAACGTTTCTTGGCCCCAGTAGACGACCCGGTTATCTGTCGTAGTTGCGACTGCCCGTTGATCGAGCGGCCCGTTCCCGGATTCGAGAGCTCGGACAGACGGGTTGAGACTCAAGACGCCAGTGAGTGACCACCATCCTTCGGGTTTGCCGACAAGAAGCTGGTTGAACATGGGTTTGAGTGCAACGATTTCACTGTTCCCACCAATATCGACGTAGGCGTTTGCTTCCCACACGTCAAATTCTGGGCCTGCTTCTGACACTTTGGAGAAGTAGAGCCGCCATGGAACGTTCGCGTCAGCACCGATCAGGTAGTAACCCCATCGTGTGATCGTTGAAAGCTGCACTCCGGCTGGCAGAGCGACATTGACAGTCGTGTCGTTGGCGTGTTTGTAAAGCAGTCCTTCGCTGATGGAGTACAGAAAGTTGTCGCCTTCTGTGAACCTGACAAACGAGGTTGCTCGCGCCGCGTAAGTCCCCATCGACACTGCTGCCGGCGCGGCGATGGGAACACGGAACACTTCGTCATCTACAACTACAACAAGGTTGTCGTTATACACGTCGAACCCGGCAGGACCAGGCTGTTCCGTATGATCGGGAAGCCCCGTTACTGGGAGCGATTTGAGTCCGGGCCGGACACCCACCAACCCGGACTCGTACAAGACAACGTTCCTGCCTGAGAATGAGTTGTCGGGTGCCTTGCCGGGGTCAACAACCCCGAATTCGCCGGCACTAAAATCTGCGAAGCGTTTGATGAAGTCGGCAGCAGCCACGACTCACACCCAGTTTCCGGGGCGAATGTATTTCTGTTGTGGCCGTGTAGTTGCCCGCGTGTCTTTCTTCATCCGTTCAATACCGGCAACGAATTCCATCATGTGGGTGTTTGCTGATGGCCGGTCGTCTTCACGCGTCGAGCAAAGCTGTGATGCTTTCGCGACGATTGTGCCGACGTACACCGAGGGAAGCCGAGGAACGTCTTTGTCTTCGTTCAATAAAAGCGGTTCCCGGTAGTAGATGTGCATGAATTCTTCGTCGCCAGCAGCGGGCGCAAATTCGATTTTGTCGTTGATGATGCAGAAGTAGCCAGCGGTTTGGCCGACACCGTTTGTTTGACGTAACCGTGTCAGGTCGTAGGACACGCATTGAGCGAGTGAGTGACCGTTTGTGTTCACGATGGCTTTCGTTGCACGCCAATCGTCAGGGACATCGGCAGTCAAACCGTTTGTACCGGCAGTCAACGTGCCAACTGTTTCGTTCCACGGCCACCGTTGCGTTTCCTCGATAGCCAAGATCGCCAGGTTGATGTTGGCGTCGATGAGCTGGTCAGGGAAATAAGAATCGTGGATGGGTAGGCCGAGTCGATCTCGAACCAGTTTGCGAATGAACAGCAACGAAGTTGCCATGAGTCAGAACCCTTCGTGAATGAGGGCGCGTTGGAGTCGGGGGGCAACTTCTTCCGCGATGTATTCGTCGCGAGCTGCTTGTCGTTCGTCGTCCAGCTTTGCGTTGGCAGCGACAACCTCGAGGTGGAGATCGCGTTCGTTGCGGCGCTTGTCTATTTGGCAGAGTCGAACAAGCACACGCTCATCGAATGGGTAGCCGGGTTTCGACTTGTCCACTAATGAGCGGTGCCCGTTCTCTTCATGCCTCCAAAGCTCCCACACGGTTCCTGCTGGTGTGGATTCAGCGATGACGTACAACTGGGGGTCGCCCTCCCAGCCGATAGTCGAATCGCCAAAGTGGAGCTTGTCAATGAACCAATCCGCTACCGACTCATGCCACACGCACCGCCCGCCACGCCATTCAGGCGTAACAATCGTTGGGTTAGGAACGTGTGGCTGAGTCAGCATGGGATCAGACGGTAATGCCGCTGATCTTGGCGTTTGCGTTACGCCCGTCAGTTGCCATTTCCGAGTAGCAGAACAACGTGCCTTCGTAGGCGTCGGTGTTCGGGACACGGTTCAGGATTGCACCGTCGTCCTGCATGAACTCCCAGTCGCTCATCCGGTAGTTCTGCCAGCGGCGCATCGTGAGGCCGTAAGCCACACCGTCCTCTGTCAGATCCTTGTCGTACACCATCGAGACAGTGTTCGAGCCGGTGTTGCCTTGTGAGATGTCCGACATGTCGAGGCCGGAGTATCCGCCCTTCATCTCGTTGGTGGTCGGGAAACGCTTGAGCGAGGTCAAGAGATTCGCGACGCCACGGTGGACTTCGGCGGTGGTGATCCAGGTATCGAGCTGCTCGCCCGAGTCAAGGTTCACTTCCTGAGAAGCCTCGATGAACATGTCCTCAGACACTGCGCCTGCGTTGGCATTCTCGTAGGAAGCCCATTCGCCCCAGTCAGCCGGGTCGATTCCCCAAAGAGCGCCAGTCGCGGAGACTTGCTTCTTGAGGCCGGTGATTTCACGCTGGACGCCGGGACCAGAAGTCTCGCCAGAGTCGTGACGGGAAATCAGGTTGCCGTCGCCGGTTGCAACGGTGGCCGACAGCGTGATGGTCTTTGCTGCACGGTCAACACCGATGATGGTGGCGGTGCCAACATCTGCGGGAATCCCGGCAGCCGAACCGATGTCGATGACCATTCCGCGTGCGAACTGGCGCATTCCGTTGGAGGTGGCGGCGAGCGTGACGACTGCACCGGCATTTGCGCCGGAGGTCAGTGCGATCGTGCCGGAGCCATCACCGAAGGTTTGACGGTTCACATCGTTACGGAGGTCACGGACAACGCCGTTTGTCTCTGACTGGACTGCGCGCACAAACGAACCGCGATCCGAACCCATGGACCGGATGACCGGGCCGGTGAGCTGAATGCGACCGTAGTTGTACTTGAGCTGCACGCGCTGCTCTGCGTACTGCTGTGCGCCTGCGGACGGGAGTGCCTGGTTCTCTGCGCGAGCACCGACTCCCTGGTTGCGTCCGACGTGGATGGCGAGGACGGCTGCGCGGCCTTCGACATCTTCGGAGTTGTTCTCCATCTGGGACAGGAGGAACACTTCGTTGTTCAGGACCGAGCGAACGCCGGGAAGGTAAAAGTCCTTCAGTACGGCGTCAGCATCAGTCCGGTTCAAGCTGGTGACTGACATTTGGGATACCCCTTTCAAGGGTTGAGAAGATTAAGTGAGGATTCCACTACCGCTCCGGGCGGGATTAGGCCATCGACAGTCGCACTCCTGGTGCATATCCGTCTGTGTTCAGTGTTCGGTGTTCCTATGTATGGGCTCCTGGCCCAGTAACAGTGTAGACACGCCGGTAGGCGTGATGCCACTATCCCCGTTGACGGCCTTGCAGGAACGCTTTTGCTGCGTTGCCGGCTTCTTCCATCGACGTGATCTGTTGAACAGGTGCGCCTGCTTGACCGCCTGGGATGATGGGTGTGTTTCCCATGCCTGCGATCTCGTTCTGGTAGTTCGTGACAACGCCTTGCTGCTTGGCTTTGTAAATCTCGATGGCTTTGTCGAGGTCGCCTGCGGCTGCTTGGTCGTTGTTCGCAATCCACAGGATCGAAAAGTTATCCACAGTGCCTTCGGGGTATCCGGCTGCTGCGATTTTGGTGTGAACGTCAGCAATGGCTTTCTGCTGTCGTGCCATTTCGTCGCGTGCTGCCAGCTTTGCTTCAATGGTTTGCTCCACCGTTTCAGGTGTGAGTGCTTCTGTCTGTTCCAAAACTTCTACCGCCTCTGCGACTTGTTCGGGTGTGGATGTGGGATCGCCAAGAATGTTGTTTGCAATGGTGCGGAAGTCTTGGGCTGCTTCTGCTGGATCATGAGCAAAGCCTGTCGCCAGGGTGACCCATGTGGATCGGTCTGCCTCGTCGTATTGCTCGAACACTTGGTATCGGCCTTCGAGTTCAGCGACGCGTGCTTGAGCTTCGCGTGCTGCGATCCGGTGCCTTGCTGCTTCTTCGCGGACTGCTGACAACGCTGCTTGTGATGCTTCGCGGTCAAGCCCTGTTGTGTCGCGGTCCAGTACAGAAGTTTCTGCTGGTTCTGCTAGTGCGCTCTCGGCCGGCGCGGCGGGTGTTGTGTCTCCGAGGTCTGTCATGCGTTCTCCTTACGCTTGGGGTGTGGGTGGTTGTCCCATTGCTGGGGCTGGTGGAGCTTCGGTTTCTTCCTGTAGCGGTGCGTCAGCGTTCGGGCCGCCGCCCGCCTGCATGGGCATGACTGCCTGTTGTTCAGGTGCCATACCCATGCCTGCACCGGGGGGGCCCGTGGTAGCGGAAGGTGTGAATGCTGCGAGTCCTGCGGCTTCGGCCATTGCTTTCTGGTCGATCGCGGTGACTGCTTCGGTCGGTAGTGCTGCTGCGAGCGGCGACACGGACGCGGCCATTGCTTGGTCTGTCATCACGCCTGCGGCATACATTTCGTGGGCCATGATGTGTGTACGAATCAACTGTTGAACGTCAGGCTCAAGATGTTCATACCGTTCTGAGCGCACAAAGTTGCGGTGGTGGTGGATGTGGTTGGCGTGGTCGTCAACTGTGTCCACGGTTCGTGGTGTTCCAGATGAGAGGAACGCGTTTTCTCTGAGGGCGCGTGCCGTGTCTGGGTCAGTGGCAGACAGGATGTCGCCTTGGTTCGGGATGTCCGCGACCTTGGATAGTTCGGTGACGGACTGGATGATGCCACGATCGAAGAGTTGCATAGCCCATGCGGATTGTGCTGCACGGCCTCGCATCGAGTGTGCTTCTTCGGGCACGCGTGCGTTGGTGTGTCCTGCGATGGTGTTGCCGGACCATTTGATGATCTGAGGGATCTTGGAATCAGGCATTTTGACGGATGCGACTCGTTGGTCTTTGACGCGGACTTCCATGAGCGCGAGGACGATAGATCCGACACGGCTCCACATTGCGGACAGGTTCTTTCCGAAACGTCCAACGGGGGTGTCGTCGTTTTCCGACAGGATCGACATAGCGATTCCAGACTCCACTCCGGTTGGAGCTTGGCCTCTTGAGATGTCGTGGCCTCCAAGCACGTCGTCCATCGCGTCGCCCAACATTCCGGGCTGACGAATCCACCACTCGGGCATAGGCGGCGGTGATTCATAGACGGGTCGCATTCCGTTGATCGGGTTGTACTCGACTGATTCGCCTGGAAGATCGGAAAGGTCTGCAACGTTGTCCACAGATCCTTCGGGTATCCACAGTCGGGCGTTGCCGGCCTGCTTCATGTGTTCGATCACTGACGACCATGATGCGTTCATCGCGGCTTGGATTGGTACTGCGTCAGAGACTGGGGTGTGTCCGTACCAGCGTCCGTGGATTGGTTGAACAATGCCGACGGCTAGGTTGAGGCGGTCACGGAATGGGAAGTACCACGGGCTTTCTTCTACGATCATTTCGTTGACGATCGTGACGATTCGGCCTTCGCTGCGTCCGTTGGGACGCTCGTAGTAGACGTACACCATTGTCAGCGGGACGTTGCTTGCCCCTTCGCCTTCTGACGAGCGCCATACCGAGTCGATCGCACGGGCGTCGGCTTTTGGTAGGTCTTCAAGGTTGTACGTTTCTTGGACTTCGGCCGGAGGCAGAGCTAGACCGCGAATCCACCAACGGCCTTTCTCTGCGTTCCGGGTGCCCGGTTCTACTGCAAATTCGTGGATCGACAGGGACGTGAGCTTTGGTCCCCCAGCCAAAATCATTTCGCCTGTCTGCGGGTTCTGGCCGATGGGTTCGCCAACGGTCTGGTCCCAGTCCACACAGATTGCGCCTGCTCCAGCACACCAGATGGTGGAAGCGTTGTCGTACCGGATGTCTTCCCAGTCTTCGTCGCGACACACTTGGTTGACTGCTGATTCCGCGATCTTGGATGCTTGGATGGCTGCATCGTCTGGCGTGTCGGGCATCACCTCGAACGTCAAAGCGTTCTGTGTGAGCTTGGCGATCATCCGGTTGGAGTCGGGTCCGATGCGGGCAATGGTGGCCCGGACTCGTTCGGGTTGTCTTGGGAGTTCTTCGAGTCGCCCGGACCCACGGTTCCAGTACACCCAGTGCTTGTTGAGCAGGAATCGTTGGTTGAGTGCTGCTTGTTCGCGTTGCGTCTGGATTGAGCGAAGCGAGTGGTCCCACTTAGACCGCACCTTTGCAGGTGTGACTTCATCCATTGGTTTGTCGGGCGCGCCTGTGTAGGCGTCGCTGCCATTCGCAGCGTAAACATCACTCACTGGTTGCTCCTATCAAAGACCTTCGGGGAGTGTGGGCACATGCTCACGCTGTTGGGGTTCCCCATTTTCGCGTTTGTCGTCCATGCGGTCGAGTGCAAGGACTTCTCCGACGTGGCGTGCAATAGCACGGTCGGTGAGGAAGCGGCGTTCCACTTTCCATTCGGTGCGTTCCTTCTCAATTTTTGAGAGGACGTAGACCAACACAAGGCCAAGAACGACGATGATGGTCGCGGAGATCGCGGCAAGGTAACTCATGCGTTGACGTACCCGGCAATGTCTGACATGACTTTGCGGATGTCCTCGAGCTCGGCCTGGAGTTCGGCTACGCGTGCTTCTGCTTTGGCGAGCGCGTCGCCTTCTTGGATTTCCCAGCCAAGTTTCTTCACCATGTTTCGCACGGTGTCTTCGTGGACGACGAGCACTCCGACTGGTGGGAGTGTTTCAACATCGACTTGGAGGTCAACGACTCGACCGTCTTTGCGTCTGCCGGTCACAAAGTCGGCGTTGCGTACTGCACCTGTTGGGAATCGTCCGAGGACTTTCATTCAGCCTGCTTCTTTCTTACGGCCCTTTTCTTTTTGGGCGTGGGTGTGGGATCGAGGTCTGCGATCGGTTCTGCAAGAACTTCCATCAACGGTGTGCCTTTGCTTGCACTGTTGACGACGCGAAGTTCAAGCGACGTTTTCTGTGTCGTGTTGAGGCCAACTTCTTCAATGAGGTACAGCCCGTTGTACGGGACATCAAACTCTGTCACCTTTGTTCCGACTGGCGGAATCAGGAAATCAGAGGTCGCGTCTGCTGCACGAATATGGTAGGCGACGGGGTTGTTGTGTGAACGTTCGATACGGATATGACGATCACCGATTTGAGTTGCGGTCCATTCCATGATGTGAATGGTAGTCACGGCATACGTCCAAGAACAGGATGATGGTTTGAAGGTGTGTTCATTCGCTTCACTTGTTCCCACACTTTGTCTTCTGGTGTCTTTGCTTCTTGTTTAGCGTGCCGGCCTCGAACCGACCGTTTCACAACCTCGGCGGCAGCATAGGACGTTACGTCAACCATGTCGTCGTGGGCTGCTGACGGGAACATTGTCATCTCATCGAGGTAGTCATCTATCCAGTCTGCTTGTTCAGGGATCCAGAGCCGGTGTTGTTCGGTCAATGCCATTGCCGTTTCGGCACGGGAAACTTTCGATCCCTTGGCGTCTAGCCATCGCATGACTACACCGTTGCGTTGTGCTTCCGCGAACAGGGCGTGGGTTGCCATAATTTTTTCTAGGCCAACCCATTTCGGTTTCTGTTCACGCCACACCTTTTGGATGAGCGGCGAGTGGTCGGCACCGGACACACGGATGCGTTGCATATCTAAAAGGATCAGATCGGACATGCCGTCTTTGGGTGGGGTCGCGGCCCATGTGGCGAGCGCGGTGTAGTCAGATCGTCTATTGGTTGTGTACGCGGTGTCCATTGTGGAGAACACTGAACATTCGCTGGCGTCTACAAGGCGGTCACCAATGAGGTACGCCTTCTCGGTTCCAATGTGCTGCGTCTTGTACGTCTTGAAGTTGTCGCGCTTGAACAGTCCACCACCGATTGCGATGGGCCGCTGCTGATACAGGGCGGGCCAAGCAAGCGGCGACGTTTTACGAATGTTCTCTAACGCTGCACGGTCATAAAGCTCGGGGCACAGTGCGTCGCCTGGGAGCCGTCCAAGCTCGTCGTCGTCTTCTGCCATGGCCGGCAGATGCAACCGTTTGATTCTCATGCCGTAGTTCTCGACTGCCAGCAACCGGCCCATCAGGTCGTCAATGTGCCAGCGCGACATGATCAGTAGGTACTTGGTGCCTGTCCCCATGCGGCGTGTTGTCCACGTCGAGTCCCACCATTCCCATGCGTCTTTGCGGAACGTTGGCGAGTCGGCTTCTTTCTTCGACTTCACTGGGTCGTCGCAGATCAACAAGTGGCCGCCCTTACCCGTGATTGGTCCTCCTGCGCCAGCGGTAGACATGCCGCCGCCCTGCTCGAGTTCCCATGCGTCTTGAGCCCACACGTCTTTCTTTGGAGTCAACCCGTATTGGGGTCCGACTTCTTTCATGATGTCGCGGACTTTGCGGCCCCAGCCGCGAGCGAAGTCGGCTTCATACGACGACAGGAGGCAACGGTCTTTGCCTTGTGAGCGTGCGAGATACCAGGCGGGCGTCCACTTGGAACAGAGTTCGGATTTGCCGTGACGGACTGGCTGGTCAACGAGCAGCAGATCGCAGTCGTCATTGTCGATCATTGACACAACAGCGTCGGATGTGTACCTCAAATGTTTGAAGTCTGTCCATCCGCCGTGGGAGTGGTAGAGCGCGAAGTCTGCCGGGGACCGCAACGACCGCTCATGTTCAAGCGCCTTGTTGTACCAGGCAATGCCTTCCGGGTTCCAAGAACGGATCTCGTCTAACGGAATGCCCTCTAGTTGTCGAAGCAACTCACTCATACCGGCACTGTACTCCATGCTAGAATTGGGGGTACACCCACTGAATAAAGGACACCCCATGGATATTGCAGAAATGAAACTCGAAATCTCTTCGACGGTGCAGGACTTGACCGATCAGGTCGCCGCTATGCGCCGTGAACGCGATGACATCAACGCCCGCATCAAAGAGAAACTGGTCGAGCTGAGTGAAGCAACCAAGTTGCAGAAAGCCTTGACTCGTACCCGGCGTGCCAAGTGAAGCCGGCTACCGCGAAAGCGAAAGGTCGGGCCACTGAAACCCAGGCAGTCGAGTGGCTCCGAGCCAACGGCTACCCGTATGCCGAACGTCGCCGCCTGGCCGGGGCAGAAGACCAGGGCGACATCACTGGAATGCCCGGTATCTGTGTCGAAGTCAAATCGGCCGCAGCATGGAAGCCAGTCCAATGGTTGCGTGAGACACGGGCAGAGATGGAGAACTCTCACAGTCCGGTCGGGTTCGTCATGGCACGCCCCAAAGGCGGAACGAACGTAGACGACTGGGTGATCATGATGCACCCCGACACGTTGCTGTCGTTGCTCACTGATGCCGGATGGAGAACCTGATGGCATACAAGGCTCAAGTGAAGAAGAACAAGCGGCCACACGTCGATACCGAATACAAACCGGCCATCATCACAGACGAAACCGGCACCTACCCCAACACCATCTGGCACCCAACAAATTGCAAATGCAACGACCCCCACCCAAACCTGTCAAGGACTCTCTAACCCTTACACAGCAACAACTGAACCGATCAAGTAAAAAACAGCGTGTGATACGATCAACTTGCAAGCTCGCGACCACCACATTGGTTGAACCAGAATCTGCATCCTTCCGAGTTCCCTTTGCAGCCGCAGGCGAAAAAGAAAATTCTGTAGTGAGCGAAGCGAACGGTCACCATCTCAGAAACTCAAAGCTCTGAAGACGAAAACGACCTAACCGCACACAACAGCTCCGGTCCAATCCGATCCCCAACGTGAGGGAAACCCACAAATTTTCGGAAACCACCCTATCTATATGTGTCTATGGGTACTGAGTGGGGGCCCACCCCTACCTACCCCCCCCTCCGGGGGATTGTCACGCAGGGTCAGGTTCCGGTTTGCGGCACCCCAGTACAGTCATCGTCGCTCGGTGTGCGGTGGGTGATCTCTTCTTGGCAGGTAACCGCTCCTGTCTCGCTGCGCTCCCCTAGGACCAGGGATGTTCGACCCTCCGACCTCAAGGCTTCGAGCTTCTCCAACGCCACATCCGTAGACAAGTGTGCAATCACAGCGTTAGATGTTGACTGTCCTTCCTCGAGTCGGGCTACGTCTACTAACTG